GAACCGTAGTATCTAGGACCGACACTTCTAGATATTTTACGAACGTACTTGAATTTTTTCCTACGATTACCATTTCTTATTATATACTTTAAAATCAGAGAATTCTTATATCCTGAACTATTCATATCCACTTTACCATTTATTAATTCATAAATTTTTGTCAAAAAATCTGTAAGTTCTGTTCTGACTCTAGACTGTTCTTGGAACTGTGTCTCATATTGTTCTTTTGAACTCATTTTTAAGTATTTATTATACTCTTCTTCCATAATCATATAATTAGAAGATAACATTCCAATAGAATTATAAAAACAGTTACCATCACAATTTGACCTTTGTTTGACATATTTAACCACTTTTAATAATTGTTCTGGACCTACAGGTTCTGTTCCGACAAGTCCTGTTCCGACAGGTTTTTCTGTTAATCGTTTTTCCAACGACTTTATTAACTCTGTGTTTTGTACTTTACGTATACCGATTGAAGTAGTAGAACCACTAGAGCCACTAGAACCGCCAAGTGGTAATTTACTTAATGTATCTTGTAACATCTTTGTTAAAGGATTAAATATAGAGTCTAATTCAATATTCTTTTGACTTATTACAGTTGAGTAAAGTTTTACTATTATTTTCTTGCCTTCAAGTGGTTGTTTATCGTCTATTAAATATAAATACAAACTATACCTTTCACTATCATATAAAAATCCCAATATATCATCTACCATTTTTTCATCTATTGTCTTACCATAGTAGTCCATATACTTGTCATCATCTATACTGCTTAAATATGCATCTTTACTACTTATAAGAGTTGCTATTTTACTTTGTGCATCGTCCGTTTCAACCAAATATTCACGATTAAATTCTTGAGTAGTTAATAAACGCATACTCTCTAATAAATTTGTATTACCATCTCCATTTGAAAGCAAATCTTGAATAAAACAGTGTGATGTATGTATTTTTTTTTCTTTAAAGTAACATATGTCATTCAGTATGTAATATAGTCTTTTATCATATATATTTATTAAATACCTCTTCATTTTTTGAATCTCTTCCTCCGGTTTTTCTTTATCTTCGCATTTTACTAGATAACTTATTGTGTCATCAAAACTGTATAGTCTAGTAGTATCTGTAGCTGATTGGCTGTCAAATACAGTATGGCTATTAATATCATAATATATGTTTCTATTTTTTTCCGGTATATCATCTATGTTTCCCGTATTTCTGAAATCATGATAATAACCTCTAGTAGTAGCATCATCATCATCATCACGGATTACACTAGTATCACCAAGAGCCAGAATCTCATCGCTTAAAGTAGAATCAGGTTCGCATCTTTTACCATAGTACTTCTTATCAACTAAATAATTTAAGTCTCCCAAATAACAATACACAGGTAAACCAATAGATTTTATAATTTCATTTTGCATAATTTCAATATCTTCTTTAGTTTTTCGAAACGTTTCTAATTTTTTAATATTATTTCTTACTGCACTAGAAGATAAATCATATTCGTATGAGTCAGGTATACTTATTTCTTCTTTTAAATATGGGTTATTGTCATATTTATTAACTTCTTCCATCTTATTTTCAATACGGTTTTCTTCTGATTTTCTTACTATACAAATTACACTATACTTGCTTGATTCCGAATACCATTTTATAAAAAAATCAGAACCACATAAATATAACAAGTTATTTACTTTAACTTTTAGTTTTTCATCTGTATTGAAATTTTCACTTCTATCAATTATCCTTTTTATTTTATATAAAATTGTTCTAACTGGGTTGTCATCGGATACATTCAATATTATCATATTATTGGCATTAAATTCAGGATTATTCCAACTATATGTATCACATGCTAATTTGCATAATTTTATTCTATCATGTGAATACAATATATCTTTTTCATCACTTACCTTTGTCATAATATGTTGTCTTGTAGCTACTACCATTATACCATAGTACCCTTTTATACCACTATCACTCCCACTTTTACTCTTGCGCGTATTATACACCGACTCAAACATTTTAATATGACCATTATGTGGTGGATTATAACTACCGCCGCTTATTATAAAAACATTGTCCTTTATATTTTGTATCATTAATATTAATATTTGTTCCATAGTTAGAATTCTACATTTATTCGTTGTTTCTAACTTAAATACAGATTCTATTTCCTTATCTTTTTTGGAACCTTCTATTACACCCGCTTCACTCGCTTCACCTTCTTTACCTTCTTTACCTTCTTTACCTTCTTTACTCTTTTCACCTTCTATTACATCCGCTGCACCTTCTTTACTCTCTTTACTCTCTTCACCTTGTATTACAACCGCTGCACCTTCTGTTGTACCAGTTTTTACACTCGTCTCACCTTCTTCACCTTCTTTACTCTCTTCATCTGTTTGTTGTGATTCTTCATCTAATAATTGAAAATAACCATCATTTATTTCATCCATTTCATCGTCGTCTATACAGTATTCATCATCATAAACATTATTTAATATAAAATTTAATACATTCATTTTAATAATAAACTCCGTACCTTCGGTACTAGATTTTTCTTTTATTCTAGCTTTAAGGGGCTTATAAAAATTTTGTATTGATTTTTTTAATTTTAAATAGTCAATATCACTATTCATGATTTTTCGTAAAACATTCTGATATGTTTCATCGGAATCATCATCATCTTCATCTTTATCTTCATCTTCATCATCATCTAACATATCTTCTAATTTATCATATAGTGCTTCCGTTATTGTCATATAATTTTCCATTAAAACTTCGTCTTCTAAGTAATCCGTTACTGTTATTCCACCGTTACTAATTATATCATAACACGCAGGTCCTACTCTAAAAAATGTAGCACATGATGTGTTTGTAAGTAAATCTGATGGAAAAATATACCACATCCAATGGGTTTCTTTTTGTCCTTTATTAATCTCTTTTAACGCTGTAACAAAATTTGACCCATCTATACTATATACGATTTTATCATCAACACCTCCAGGTATTTTATCACCTTTTTTCACACCATTTGCATGCGCTTGTTTAAATTCTTCAACCGTCGCTCTCCTTTTTATACCGTTTATTTGAGGAACGGGGGGCGGAGTTGGAGGTGGTTGTTTTTTTGAAGACGGTACAGGCGGTACAGGAGAAACTGATGGCGACATAATCGATGTAGACGATGCAGGTACAACATAAATTGCTGACCACCCCTTTATATCATCCCAGCTAGTTATACCATCTGGCACCGGCATATTAATTTGTTTTGCCAATTCTATTATTTTATTTTTTATGTTATCCGTCAAATCTAATGATTTGTGTTTATACCTATCTAGTGTTGTCTCTATATAATACTTTACAGCGCTTACATATGATGTTTCCGGTTGTGATTTAGAACTATCTATCACTTTACTTATTTCTTTTTGCTGGTTATCACCAAATGGAGTAAAATTATTTGCTGTAGTAGATGTATCTAACCATACAACCATACCATCGGAACCTAGAGGGTTAAATACTTGAAGCTGATAAAGTAAATTAACATCATCTAATCCTGTTCTAAATGTTATCGTATTAAATGGAAACCAACATTTAATATAGTTATTTTTTGTACCAGCATATTTAGGCTTGATATCATAATAAAATAAATGTGAATTTGCGATTATACTATGAATAAATTCATTTTTCTCTTTCGTAATATAAAAATTATTCAACTTTAAATCATCTATATGTTTATTTACAATTTTATTATCTTTGCCTTCTTCAATACCAACCTCATAAGTATCATCATTCGTCACTACATACCCTTTCGGCACTCCCATCTCTAACAAAGCACCGTTTCTAATTTTTTCAGCTATTGTTGCAATAGAACTCGCCTGTAAAGTATCATCATTTTTTTGTTTTATATATTTTTTAAAAGCTTCACAAAACTGGTTTTTAATTTCATCTAATTTTTGTTGTTTCGCAACATCCTCTCCTATTGCCGCATAACACATACTTGAAACACCGCTTCCAAACCCTAGTTCTACATTTGCAGCATTTACAATAGCATCTATCTTGACAGGAGTACTACGTTTTGCAAGATTGATTGTCTCTTCTATTAAATTCGATTTTCCACCTAGTATACTTATTACACTATCAATATCAATACCAATGATTTTTTTAATACCATTACTACTAGAAGCATTCATTTTTGCAGAATATAAAGCTGTTACTTCTTCTTCTCCCCAAGGACAAAAATATATTCGTTTCAATGTACTTGTCATTTTATTATCTTTCATAAATTCATAAAAATCTGTTACACCTTTTAATAACATCTTTGCATGTTCAGTTTTATTATGTTTTCTACCAGCTGCAAGTTCAACCACTTCAAGCTTTTTGAAAAATATTTCACCCCCTATAAAAGGAAAAATAATACGTTCAACCCCATTTAATGACGCCAAAATAAGTGAATTCATAACGGAATTTGACAATGTGTCTCTTGTAATTAAATCACCAGTGCCAGCTTTTGCTGGAGAAGCCTGTATCATATATTTTACAGTCACACTCGATGGTGTCGTAGGTTTTGCGTATGGATGGTTATAGTCTATATTGTTCAAAGGCTTATCGCTTATATCTAACAATGTAGCTGAACCAGGAGGCATTATACCACTACCAGCATATGTCATACTATAGTCGGTATTTACAACAGAAACATTTTTATCGAGTAAGTTAACAGCCGGCGGAGTAACTTGCAATGCCTTGAATATTTCACTTTGCGTATAATAAGATATTTTGCTTACTTTAAGCTTAACCTGTGCTGATGATGAGGGAGACATTTTAGATACCGAATCACCAAGTCCTACTTTTTTTGTCTTTGATGCCACACTTTGTACAACCTTGGGATAAAATACAGTAAAGTCTATATTTGTCGGGTTATATTTCGCCTCGTTTTCTCCACCAAAAGATGAAGGCGCGTTATTTTTACTCGTATATATGAATGTTTGTTGTCCTACAACACTATTACATTTTAAGAAAGTTGGCTGAACATCTGTTGGGAATGGTTGCAGTAAGTTAATATTAAAGTCACCACTAAAAATAATATCATAGTCTCCATAGACAGGGTCTTGTCTGAAATAAGAAACTACCGTGTTTAATAATATATATATCTGTCGCTGTCTTTCATACATCTTTGGTGTATTTTCTTCACTCAACGACAAATGCGTAGATGTTACTATTTGTTTACTTTTTGTATTTACAAAAAACCATAGCCTTGAACAATCCATCTTAATAACATCTTTTCCATAATTTGATACCTTTTGTTTTTCTACCATTCCTATTATAGTATTAAAAACTTTTATAGCTTCATCATTTGAGAACATTTCTTTACCTATTATGATTAAAAATCCCAAGCTTTTTATTTCTTGGACACTTACTGTATTTGTATTCACAACCAGAAAAAATTCACCATAATAATTAGTATCGTCTGTTATTTCTGAAGATACAATATCCAGGTTCAGGTTAACACTACTAGCACCGCTGGCGTCACCACTGGCGTCACCACTGCCTTTATTATTTTTTATAGCATTAACTAATAATTCTTTATATTTAAAGGGTTGAAATGCAGATGCCGATGCCTTAGCTTCATAATTTAGACGATTTTCCAAACCAGATGACGGTCCTTCTTGTATTAAAGTATAATCATATCCACCTTTCATCATATCGCGAATAGCCCGCGCGTTATTTGCTAGCCTCGACTTATAGTGTTCAATTCTTTCTTTAGATTTTCCATTAAATTTATGAACATAATATGATGCACCACTACTCTTATCCTTTCCTTCTCCGCCACGGGTAGCGATATTCCATGTTATTAATTTTATTTCTGCTGGGAATGCGCCTCCTTCCATCTCTTCTTCCGCATCATCTCCACCTCCCTTCATAGCACTTTGCCCACTAGTAGCAAGTTGTGGTCCGCACTGGTTGTTATTTGTGTTATTAATATTATACATGATAGGAGAATGGTCGGAATATAATTTGTCTTTATTTTCTGGTTTATCCCATTTTGACATTTCTAAAGTGGTCAAGTAGTTATAGTCTGGTTTGCCCGTTTCGCATATAACTACCGACTTCTTATAAGGAGAGCCTTTAACTGTTTCAGCTTTTGATGCAGTATATTCATAGTTATTCAACTTTATCAAATCATCGCCAGCTATTTGTATGGCAGGAGGCACAAGTTCAATAGAGGCAGTACTCGGTTTTTCTGATGTAGATTGTGACCAGTCGGGAATTTCTTCTGCTTCTGGTTCTTGTTCCACAGATGCAAGTCTTTGGGAATCTATACCCCGCGTAGGTGAAATAGAATCTTGTCTTTTCATAGATTGTCCCATAGATTGTCCCATAGATTGTCTGATAGATTGTCTGATAGATTGTCCCATAGATTGTCCCATAGATTGTCCCATAGATTGTCCCATAGTTGTATCGGTTAATCCATTGATTATACTTCGTTTTGCTTCAGTTTCTAAAGCAGCTTGTTGATTTTTTTCTTCTTCAACTGCATTCATTTCTACTTGTTTTATTACCTCACTGACAAATACGGTGTCGAGTTCAAAAACACCACCAACGGCTTCAGTATTGGATGGGTTCGACTTATTTGGATAAACAGGCAATCCTTCCGTTGAATCCGAATTTACTATTTTCTTCATTTCTTCCTTTGGACAAAGAAGTAGTTTACCCGTTGTAAAAATGAGACCACTTTTGTTTATTTTATCAGGGTTGGTTAAAGAATATTTATGCCCGAACAAATTCGGCAGAGTTTGGCTGCTTGTGTATCCATTTAAACGAAGTCGTCCGTTCTTACCTTTACCACCATATAGATATGTTACTATTTTGCACGCTTTAATAAAACTGTCTATTTCTGTTTTAAATCCGGAAAGTAATGGATAATTTTCAGACTTAAATACGTTGTTGCTTCTTGTTAACAGTAATGCTAATGCCGGCGCCATTGAATATACCTTGCTTATTTCACTTTTGGTAATTTGTTGGTCATACGGTATATCAAAGTTGAAATCCCCCGACATAAAATAAGGGTTAACGTCGGTTGAACTTGAATAATAATACCTTATCCTAAACTTGGAAACAAACGCAGATACTAATAAAACTTCTAACATTTGTTTTGTAATTTTATTACTGTTTGTAGATACAGCAGAATCAGTCGGCTTTGTAAATTTAACAGGCATTGTTGCTGAAGCTTGTTTTGCTTCGATTTGTTTCAGTGTTTCTGCGGTTTCTAATTTTATATTTATAATTCCAAAAATTTGACCTCCAGGGATATAACTCTGTTTCATATATTTTTTACACGGCTCAGCTTCTGGTTTAACTTTAGACTGTTTGCCTACAGTTTTATTACCAAATAGTCCTGAAAATATTCCCGCTTGTTCCGAATTATCTTGGGCATACCATTCACCGCCACTTGCGCCATCTCCACCGTCTCCACCAACTTGACCATCGGCGCTATCTCCGCTATCTCCGCCTACTTTAACTGCTTTATTTGTAGGGGCAAATTTTACTTTTTGAGGTTCTACTTTTTCTCCTCCTTCTTCTTGATAATCATCAACTCCTTCAACATTTTCTGTTTCACTTCCTTCATCGGGTATCTGGTTATCATCTTCGCTTATTTTAATCATACCACTATATCCTGGAAGTCCGGGTAACTTAGGGCGCGTTGCATCTACCGGTTGTGATGCGGTTATGGTCGCGGTCGCAGTCGCGCTTGTTTTAACAGGCGATGCAGACACAGCACTACCCGGTATTTGTCCAGGTAAAGAAGATGGTTTTGTATACACACCACCTTTAAAAGTGCAATATGTAACAGTAGCGAAAGAAGTATTACTGTAAATTGGTTCGATAGAGTTAATAGATTCGATTGATTTTTTATTTTTATTTATAAAAGCTCCCATTCTTATATCAGCTTCATCTTTTAGTTCAAACTTGTCAGTTTTAAACATTGTCAAGTTACCTAGTGCAATTTTTTTATCGGGTATAGTCATTGCGCCAACAGCGCCACCAATATAACTCTGTTCAAAGAAATAGACGAAAAAATATTCTTGTTTGTACCGCTCATATATTTGCGCCAGTAAGTTTAGAGGGTCGTCTATTTTTTCTAGTAGCTGGTTTAAGACTTTTCTGTGTATTTTTATTCTTTCACTTTGTTTATTTGGAGTAGTTATGTCTACTAAAGTATCTTTTTCTGCACTTGTTAAGGATTCTACAATTTTTCTATATGAATCTAAAGAACACTGTACATTTTGGAAACAGTATATATCGGAACCGCACATATCCATCGCATTAAATAATCTTTCTTTTCGTTTACTCCATGAGTTTTCATTTTTCCATGAAACACCAGCAAACGAGTTGTCAATACTTTTAAAATCTTGCACTAGTTGGTCTTGACCTAAAAAACAATATTGAACAAAAGATATCTGATTTACACCCGCATTTATTTGCGACATGACTTCGCTCGCTCCGACATTTAATGCACTTTTTACAAATCCAGGCAGAATATCTGTAATCGAAGGTGTGCTTGTTATCTTAATAGAGTTCTTAAGTTGTCTACCTACCTTTGACCAATTTTGCTCTAAGAAATTACGTCTCCAAAAAGTTTTAATTTGTGAACCTCTTACGGCACAAGACGAAAATAAAGTTCCGTCGCGGTCAATTGGAAGTTTTCCTTTTTCTAACTTTTCTAGGAATAGTTCTAACTCAATATAGTAGGCGACTTTATAGTTTTCTAATACTTTTCTCAGCTGTTTAAATGTATTATTCCACTCTAAGTAGTCAATTATGTACTCAACTCCTTTATACATGAATGTTGTTTTTGTAGAAAAAAGTGTATCTAAAATGAAACGAATATTATGGCGAATGACAGCATCGATTTCATTTAAAGACGACTCTGATAACTTTTCTCTAAGTTTACTAATTCTATCTTTTTCTTCATAAATTTCGCCTGTCTTCTTTTTTTGTTTTCCGGAAATAGATGATAATAAATTTTGTTTTTCTAATATTCTAAAAAGAAACTTTAGTATTTTTGCAGTATTTGGATTTAAGTCTATTCTTATTTGAATTGTCTGTGTCTTTCCAATTAATATATTAAATAACATTGTTATTGGAACTTTTACTATATCTGTAGAAGTAGACCTTGAACTTTGAATAATAGAATCCATCTGTGAGCTTGTAACTTGTCTTGTGTAAATAACACTCTTTAGTTGAGATACTTCTGACTTTGCGTTTACATCTTTACTATTTGATGACTCTGGTTCATATATAAATCGTAACCCTGTATTTGAAGCGGAAACAGGAAGACTGCTTTGACCTGTTACTTTTTTATATTCAGAATTAACTTGATTCGCAACTGTACTTTCTTCTGTAACTGTATTATACTTATTTGATGATACACTAACAGCACTAGGATAACCTGTAAATACTTTTTCTCTGTTATCGACAGGACCACCAATAAGTCTATAGTTATCTCCTTCTTTAATCATTAACATAGAAGGTTCGGGTATTTTTTTCCCCATATCCGACATTTGTCTAATTTCTTGTTCTGATGGTGTAGTATATATAAAAGCATATACTGACCCAATCAACTTTTTTTGTTCTTGAGCCGGATACCAGTTTGTAATAAAACTTCCTTCTGTTTTTTGGTCTGTTTCATATACTTTTTTTTTATTGTCGTCTTTTTTTTGAACTTTATCTTCGTTTAATAACTCGACGTCATCTACGGAAATAATTTGGTTGTCGTTTCCATATAGTTTTATAGGTTCCCCTAATTTTTTTACAAATGCTTTAAATAAATTTATATTAAAAAATGTATCTACTCGTGTTTTTATTGTAGCATTACTAGGAAAACCATAGTTATTGAATTTTACTAAAGATGATATAAAAGGTTCTGCATCTTTTGTTGCACGACTTAGTAAACTCGATGCAGTAATAGAAGACGATGATGTAGATTGAATATTAGGTCTTGTTTCCGTGGAAGTATAAAGGTTTAATCTTTCTCTGTCTTTGTCTCTGTCTCTGTCATAAAACCTGTAACGATCATCATTAAATACGGAATCAAATTCACCTCCAACCATTACTTGTTTTTTCGCATCAATAGCGGGGGGTAGGGGCGGGGGTGGAGCTCGGACATCTTGAGGAACCTGTTGATTTTTTGGGAGGGCTGGAGCAGCAGCGGGAACAGCAGCGGGAACAGCAGCGGGAACAGCAGCGGGAGCGGCAGCAGGAACAGCAGCGGGGGCGGCAGCGGGGACAGCTGGTGGATTTACTATATTTTCTTTTTGTTCTTTTTCTTGTTTCTGCAAAGCTAATTGTTTTTCGTATTCTTTTTGTATTTTTTGAGACTCGCTTGGTGTATATGTATATTCTCTTTTGTAGTAAATTTTTTCTATTTTTTTTCTTTCTTTATTTGTCATACTTAAAATTTCAGGGCTTATAAACATTTGTAGTGTTCCTATGTTATATTTTTTAATAATATTTGTTGTCTTATTTTGTTCTTTGACATACCATGAAACATTATCCTTTTCATCGTCTTCATCATTTTCTTCAACTTGATTTTCTTTGTTTTCTATATTTTTTTTTTCTTCTTCCTTGCTCATTTTATATAATAATGATAATATATATTATAATATTCGTTTAATTATTTTGGATATTATAATATTAATTTTTTTATATACTTATAGTTGGTCTTTATAATGTAATATTGGTGTTATTTTTAAAATTTATTCATGTTATAAACATCTAAATAGTTTAAATGATTGCTTTTACTTTTTTGTGTTTTGTATTTTTCTACTATTTCCATAGCGTCATTGAATTCTTTCTCTGTTACAATTTTATTATTTGTATATTCTCCAAGTTTTCGTGATTTTAAAAACTCTTTTGGAAGAATACAATATTTACTTTTTTCGTTAAATGCAAAATCAGCTAAAATAACAAAAACTGCTGTTAGCACAAGTGCATGATATATATTTCTGGTCGCCATCCAAGATATTGTAAAAACTAATATTTCTTTTGTCAGGGCATATTTTATATAAGACTCTGTTGACTCATCCAAGTTAATTTGTATATATCTTGACCCAATATTTAAACATATCATCATTATTCCTGCAAAAAAAGTACTAGAATTTAAAGAACTTACAGCTTTATTTATAATGTCCATTGTCTATTGTTGTGAATACTATATTATATATTTACACCACAAATAAAATTTATAAAATGAATAAATTTGTAAAATAAAAATTTATTCACTAATTTGCTTCCTTAATATTGACTCCACGTCTGTATACTTCTAAATTTTAAACCCTTCATATAATGGTATTGACTTTACGATTATAATCGTTAAAAATACAAGTGCTAAGTAGAAGTTTACTTTTGAAAAATAAGCAATAAGAAGTAAGATTATAATTCTACCTATAAAAGAGCTATACATGTAGTTATAAACACTTGGTATGAATACGCATAAAAGAGCAAATAATAAAATATTGTAAAATAATAAATTCTCTATTTTACTATTCATTTACGTTCTGTTATTTACTGTTATTTAATGTTATTTAATGTTATTTACTGTTATTTACTGTTATTTACTGTTATTTACTATATATTTAGAAATAAAAATATGTGGAAATAACAAACTATTTATTTATATTATATTATATATATTCAATGCGCGTGACTAGATTAACCGAGGTAATACCACATATGTCATACAAAAGAAAAAATATTCCTACACAATCTTTATTTTTTACTTCACATGAAAAATATAATCCGAGTCCTTCAAAATTAATGCAAATACACTCTAATGCAATATTACCATCTTTATTCACTGCATCACCTAGTAGTTTAAATCATAAAGAAGATGAAATTTTGCCTACAATAGAATGGAATCCTTCATTTGTGGTTGATTCTACTCAGAGAGAAATAGGTGTACCAGAGAAGATAGGATTTATAATTTTACGACACGTAAACTCCAGTATAACGAATCACTACTGGAAAGAGTGTTATAGATGTATTAAAACATTTTATCCGAGAAATAGAATATTAATAATAGACGATAACAGTAACAAAACATTTCTTACAAACGAGCCACTAGAAAATACGATGATAATACAAAGTGAGTTTCCACGAAGAGGAGAATTTTTGCCATATTATTACTATTTAAAAACAAAATTTTGTGAAACTGCTGTTATCTTACATGACTCGATGTTCATAAAAAAATATATAGATTTTACTGTAAACAACTACAAAATTATCATAAATTTTAGTAAAAAAGATATTTCAGATAACGACTCATTACCTTATCAAATGAATCTATTGTCTGCTATTAATAATGAAAAATTAACTTATTTTTATAATAAAAAAAATTTGGACGTGTGGAGTGGATGTTTTGGTTCTATGGCAGTTATTAAATATGACTATTTAAAAAGTATAGACAGTGAATTTCGACTGGCTTGTTTAATACCTCATATAACGTGTAGAACAGCTAGGTGTGCATTTGAAAGAATAATCGGATGTCTACTACAAGTAAATATGAAAGAAGAATGTTTGCTTGGTTCTATTCATATGAACTGTATGTGGGGTTTAACTTATCGCGATTACTTACGCAATAAATACAACCATAGTTTACCATTAATAAAAGTATTTACAGGAAGATAAATAGACATTGTAATTTGAATATTATTATTATGAATATTATTATGAATATTATTGTTAATATTATTGTTAATATTATTGTTAATATTATTGTTAATATTATAATTTAATTTCCGTTTTTTTTTTAAAATAATATCTCATTTTTTTATAGGAATGACTATACCTTTAGCGTTATTTGCTTCGTCATATAATGAAGAAGAAGCAAATGGTTCGACACTTCAAAAATCAAAATCATCATATACTCCAGTAAAAAATAATAAAAATAATTATATTTTAGGCAATAATGATAACAATGATTACTCGAGAAATAAAAATACAAACCTGAGAAAAACAATAAAACAGAAACCAACTGCCCCCAATGAGTCCAAGCTTGCAGCATTATTAAAATCAATGGATGAATCGAGTGACTCCGAAAATGACGAAGAAAACGGAAACGGGAGCAGTGGTTTAGCAAATTATAAAGGTAGCGGTAGCGATACTCGACATTCCAACTCCAGTATGTTTCCTCCTTTTCCCGAGTTAAACTATAAAGGACCTGGACCTGGCTCTACTGTGTCTACATCTAACGAAACATCTGGGACCGGTCAAGCATCAAGTACATCATATACTCCTGATATCCCCACATCACCACAAGGTGCTATTTCAAATAATACATACAATGATATGCCTAGTACCTATGCGAATCAATATTATAAACAGTTTATCCCATATTTGAACCAGGGTTCGTCGGAAATACCAGGTCAACCAAAAGGCGAGTTAATAGAAAAGTTAAACTACATTATAGACTTATTAGAAGACCAACAAGATTATAAAACGAATTCTATTTTCGAGGATTTGATTCTATATGCTTTTCTAGGCATATTTGTCATTTTTATCGTAGATTCATTTTCCAAGTCCACCAAATACGTAAGATAAAAACATGAGATGTAAGAGATGTGGTGAGATTTGCGTTTATTCGTAGTCGATAATTCATAAATCGATAATGCAACTATCTGCAAATCTATTCAAATCTACGCATAACCTCCACAAACATTCAATTCATTATTACAACATTTTCCGGTAATAATGTTTTACATATGTAGTTATGAATCAATAATGTATTTTTTTCCACCAAAATAGGTTTAATACTCGCTAAAAAATAATCGATTATCTTTTTATTATGTGATAGTGTATCGATAGAGATACACCCAAACTTGTTATTTTTACGCTCCATTTTGAGTGCATTGATAAACCCACAAATAAAGAAGTTGTCATGCGTAGACGGCATTTGAACTGATACTTGTAAATGTAAAATATGGTTTGCATCTTTTATGGCATTTTTACTGACAAGTATTTTATTTGACTTGCGAAACATATAGACAGCAAGTATCGTATCGCGACTTGCACTTACTATTCCCGTATTGTTTTTTTGTAGTAGCACATATACAGAATATACTTCACTCTTTATCAGGTGAAATATATGAGAAACTGATGGTAGTATAGATAGCTGAAACAGTCTAGCATATTTCTTACTGTCATTACTCGCTGTAGCATTATTTGTATGATAAAGTTTTAAGTATTCTAAAAGTATATTTATATTTTGTGTACCAATCCGTATCAAGTTTATACTACCGTGAAACCTATACTCTACCGTACTCTTCCAATCTAGTATAGGAATATAAAATGAATGATACTCCAGAAAAGGAACAACTATTTTAGGGACATTTATTCCCGTATATATGAAAATTGACGAATATATCTTTTCCTTACGTC